ATTTAACTTTAATCGCTTCTAATACTAACGGTTCAACTTTATCAGCATTAGACCCTATTATCTTTACTCCATCATTCTTACAATAACGACATCTAAAATATCGATGTTCTTTTACTGTGCCATCTTTCCTTTGTCTCTTTGATCTTGTCATTGCTAAAACATGACCACACTCAGGGCAATATAAAAACCCTTGTAATGGTGAGTGATTGTGCCATTTATAATCTGTATTCTTGTCCTTAAAACGCTTAGAAGCTTTTAACTCCTGAACCTCATCAAATACATCTTTAGATATTATTTCCTCATGATTATTAACGACTCTTCCCCAGTCTTCTTTAGGGAGATATTTACTCTTTTCTTTTGTTCCATTAACTAATGACTTATCTACTCGGCTATAGATATAAGTTCCTGTGTAAATCTCATCGGCCAGAATATCTATTACGGAAGAGAAGTTCCACGCTGGATTGTCCTTAATTGTTGTGTATCTGTTTGAGTAGTCCATTTTGGTTAACTGAAGCTTTCTTTGAGCTGGTGTAATTATCTCGTTTTCATTGAGATAATCCTTAATTTTCCTTGTAGATAGACCTTCAAGATAAAGTTCATAAATCTTCTTTACCACCCAAGATGTTTCCTCATCTGGAATAATCTTGTATTTGTACTCAGGATCTTTCATATAGCCATATGGTGGATTCCATGATTGTATTTTTCCTTGCTCATTCAAAGTTTTCTTTACTGCCTTAACTTTAGCAGAAGCATCTTTTGCATAAAAGTCATACATAAGATTCTTGAATTGAACATCAAGTTCAACACCATTTCCAACTTCTTTTGAACTATCATAGCCATCATTAATCGCTATAAATCTTATACCAAGAAAGGGAAAAATATTTTCTAGATAATCACCTAAAGTAATGTAATCTCTTAAAAAACGAGACATATCCTTGACTATAATATTGGTAACTTGCCCTGACTTAACATCTTCTAGTAACCTCTGATATGATGGTCTATTCTCATTAGTACCTGAATAGCCATCATCTATATATTCGACTCTTTCTAAATGCTTTAATTCAGTGTTTTGATTTAAATAGTCATTTAGATACATTCTTTGGCTAATGATACTTTCGCTTTCTTTAAATTTGATTTGGTCTTCAACAGAAAGCCTAATATAAAGTGCAATCTTACTCATTACTTTCCTCCTTCAGACTTTCCATATTAAATTTATAAACCACCTCAAACTCATGTTTATCGTAAACTATTACGTTTTCTACTAAGCTAGCAATTAGTTGTGCTGGTAGCTTTTCAAGCCCTTTCGCTGAAAAAATATCTTTAATCCACCTTAAAGCCTTTCTCTTATCTTTTTTTAGGTTAGATATTTTGATTTCTTGAGCTTGTTTTTCTCTTTCTATTGTTTCTATACGCCCCTGAGTTATGTCCCTTTCTAATAGATAAGTATTTCTATCTATTTTCCCTAGACTATAATTCTCATAGCTTTTTTGAAGAGTAATTTCCTCTTTTTGAATTAGATTATCATACTGGCTTAATTTTCTATTACCTTCTACTATAGCCTCGTCATACTTAGCTCTAATTCTATTACTGAAGCTAGTTTTATTTGTAATTGTATGAATAGCTTTACTTATATCTGTAGCTATCCTCTTATCCAAATCTGCTTCCATAATAAACAAGGATTCTTTCTCGCCAATGCTTCCATTGAATCTCTCATTTCGATAAAGATATTGTAATTGTCTTATCTTATGGCTACTAAAACGATATCTTCTATAGAGTTCTTCACCATCACAGGAAAATACTAAACCTTGAAACCTGTTTTTAGGTTCTCTTTTAAGGTTATGAGCCTTTGATGAAAATACAGACTCTGCTTTTCTTTGCTTACGCTGTGTTTGAATCTTTTCAAAATTCTCCCTAGAAATAATCGCCTCGTGAGTGTTCTGAACAACAATATAGTCTTTCTTTTCAGCACGTTTTTGTTTCTTTCCTTCTGCTAAAAATTGGGATTTAATTCCCTGAACCATATCACCAGCATAAGACTGATTGCTTAGCATTTTGCCCAAAGAACCAACATGCCATTGAGGATCATCGTCTATCCTATAGATTCTCCCAGTTCTGTAATAGGTCATTGGAGTAGCATATCTTTTTTCATTAATATGTTTCGCTACTTCTAATTGACTTTTTCCTTCTAGAGTTAATGCAAAAATTTCTTCTACAATAAAGCGAACATTCTTATCTACTTCAAGCCTTTGTCCACCTTCTTCTTTGATTACCTTATAGCCATACGGTGGTACTGAACCAATAAAAAAACCGTTTTTAGCTCGATTCATTTTAGTAGTCTTTATCTTTACAGAAATATCCTTAGCGTACATATCGTTGATAATATTCTTGATTGTTACTTCAAAAGATTTTTTACTATCCATTTCCTTTATGGTATCCAAGTTGTCATTAACCGATATAAAACGAACTCCTAGAAAAGGAAAGACTTTATCAATAAGCCTACCCATTTCCAAATATTCACGACCAAGCCTTGAAAGGTCTTTAATGATGATACAGTTAATTTTTCGCTCCCTTATTGCTTGCATCATGTTTTGGAATTCTGGACGATTAAAGTTCGTTCCCGAATACTCATAATCCGTATAAACTTCAACTACTTGTATATTTTCTTTTAAAGCATATTCTTGACAAGTCAAAGTTTGCGTTTCAATTGAAGATGACTTATCCCTCCAGCTCTCTGTTCTCTCATTTGAAAGCCTAGTATAGATACCAGCCCTATATTGAGTTCTATTGTTGGTAATTTCTTTCTTTTCTTCAAATCTTCTTGATGTTCTTGCCATTACATACCACCTCCTACTGAAACATATCTAGGAGTTGGATCGATTTTTGAATAAGCTTGGTGGAGAGAGATAGGCTTAGCCAATTTCTTAGCATTTGTTGCTTTATTCTTATCCGCCAATTTTTCAAGTAGATTGACTGTATCAATGTTATTAAAGACAAAATTAATTTGCCTATCCTCTAATACTTCTACCTTATCGATAAAAGTGATGAGCATAGCTCTTGTTACTTCATCTAAATCTTTAGAAGGAATAACGTTAGAAATAAAGCTTTCTTTATCCTTTAAGCGTTTCTCAAGCTCTTTTACAACTTCTTGTTTTGTCGTAATTTGCTCTTCGATTTGCTTGATCTTAAAAAGATAATTTCTGCGATAGCGTTCAAACTCTTCCCTTGTGATTAGCTCATCTTCTAAATCTAAATAAAGAGACTTTCTTAAACGCTCATACTTAGCCTTCTCATTTTCTAAAGAGCTAAAGTCTGCATTAATGGTGATGTCCTTTAAATCCAGTCTTGAAATCTTTTCTAATACATTTCTGTATCTTTCAAGATAATGGTTCAAGGAGTCTTTCACTTGAAGTTTAATTTCATCTTCTTTAATACTGTGCCTGCTACAATCACCTGTTCGGTTGTAATTAGAGCAGATGTAGTAGATGTTAACCCCTTTTTTCGTTTTTACTGTCCTTCTTACTAGGGCACTTCCACAATCAGCACAATATAACATCCCAGCAAATAGGCTTGGCTTATCCTTGGACGTTTGCAAATCTCTTACTAGCATTTTATTAGCAAGGGCAAAGGTCGATTTACTGATAATTTCCTCATGAGCATCATCAATAACAACCCAATCATCTTCATGCACGTCTATTTCCTTCTTGGACTTATAGTTGAGCTTCATAGTTTTACCTTGCTCTAATACGCCAGTATAGACTTTGTTTTCGATGATACGGTTAATCATCTTGGCATCCCACTTACCGTCTTTAATAATAAAGCCAGTTGCATGCTTCTTACCTTTATTTTCTTTATGTTTTGCTGGAGTTGTCGCACCAATATTATTTAGAAAATCAGCAATGGCTTTAGAAGAATAACCTTCAATCTTCATTTGAAAAATTCTTTTGATTATATGAGATACTTCTTCATCTACTACCAATTGATGTTTATCAGCCACGCTTTTCTTGTAACCAAAAGGAGCGAAAGCACCGATGAATTCACCGTTCTTTCGCTTAACATCTTTTGCAGATTTTACTTTCATGGAAATATCTCGACAATAACTGTCATTAATGAAATTTCTAATAGGTAGAATTAAATGAGTGTCGCTCATATCTGCATTTTCACTATCATAGCTATCATTTACAGAAATAAAGCGAACACCTTTTTCAGGAAATATTTTTTGAAGATATTTTCCAGACTCAATATAATCACGACCAAAACGAGAAAGGTCTTTTACGATAATCGTAGAAAACTTCCCTTCCTCTAAATCTTGAATCATTTTCTTCAAATCTGGACGCTCAAAATTTGAACCACTATAACCATCATCT